GGTACTAAATGAACTGCAAAGATATTCTGTGTCTGGTGAAATTGATGCCGGCATTCTGGTTGACATTGCTGAAGTCAATATCAAGGAATTGATAACTTGCATGAAGAATAAGGAGTTTACAAATGTTCGTAAATGGGTTGTGGATAATCTTGATAATGATCCTACTCGTTTGTTCCGCCGTCTTTATGACAGCCTTTACGATCATGTGGACGGCTCTAGTATACCTCATGTTGTTGTTGTATTGGGCGAGTATCAATATAAAGCGGCATTTGTTGCCGATCAAGAAATCAACATGCTTGCATGTCTGACTGAAATTATGGCAAGGGCGAAGTTCAAATGACTATAGAGATACATGACAATTTACTAGAACCACATGTTGCTGAACTGGTCGAAGACTTTATGAAGAATCAGCTGCGTTGGCATTATTACTACCATTCACACAAAAAGAAGCCAGGTTATCATTGGCATGTGTATGTGGGAGAAACAGAGGAAGATGTTGCTGCTTCCGGCGGAGAATTACTACTACCAATTTGGCAAGCCGCTAATCAAAAACTTAATTTGAAAGAGCGATTTAGAATACAGGGATGGAAAAGGCTGTATTGTAATGCCCATACATTTGGAGTAGAACCTAACATTCATACGGATGATGGCGATTTTACCATGATCTACTATCCCCAAATGAACTGGAAAATTGAGTGGGGTGGTGGAACTTTTGTATATAAAGAGGATGCAGAGACAGTTGATACGATTGCAGAGTACCGTGGTAATCGTGTGCTAATGTTTGATGCGGGTCTACCACATCAAGCACAACCAGTGGCTAAAAATTGTTTGGAACTGAGAATGTGTGTTGTTTTCAAACTTTGGGTTGAAGGTGCGAATCGTGACCGACTCGACTTCTACAAAGATACAATTTCTTAAAGATTGCGGCGCCGATCTATGCAAACATAGCGGTGGCACCCTCTTAGAACATCTTGTGGGAACACGGGACATTTTGAGAGAGCAAGGTGCGCCAGAATATTTACAGGATGCTGGGTTGTTTCATTCGGTATATGGAACTGCTTACTATATGCCGGAAGAAGGAATTTCTACCAGTAGAGAGGATATTCAAAAACTGATTGGTATTCAAGCTGAAGAGATAGCATATTGGTATTGTGTATTACAGGCGCCAAGAATAAATGAAATTGTAAAGTTTGAAGGACAATTAAAAGAAGATTTGCTATGGTTAGACCTTGCCAATGGTGAAGAGATGCAACGAGGTCGAATGATGACTTGGGATGAAGCATATGACTTATGAGTTGAAAGACTACCTAAAAGCTATCAATATATCTAAAGAGCCTTTGTTAGATAGTGAAGACGAACAGTGGGAGAAGAAATTTGCACCATTCATCGTAAATAAGTGCGTGGCTCCATTCGAAGATACCGTTATGTTGGTGAACGAAATTAACCAACTACACCATCTTGACAAGAAACTTCAGTTTGATTTTTTAATAAATAGTCTAAGACCAAGGAAAAGATATGCTCCTTGGATGAAGGCGAAGAAATTAAAGAATCTAGAGTATGTTAAAGAGTTCTATGGATATAATAATGAACAGGCCAAGGCCGCTCTTGATATACTGGATGATGAACAGATTTCCGCTATAAAAAAGAAGTTAAATAAAGGTGGAAAAAATGGAAGAAGTTAATTGGACACAGGAGCAGATGCTTGAAGTATCTCTGGCAGAGCCCGATGATTTTTTGAAGGTAAGAGAAACATTGTCCCGTATTGGTGTCGCATCTCGCAAAGAGAAAAAATTATATCAGTCATGTCACATATTGCACAAAAAAGGCAAATACTATATTGTGCATTTCAAAGAGTTGTTTGCATTAGACGGTAAGAATACTAATCTTTCAATCAACGATATTGCTCGAAGGAATACTATTGCAAACCTATTAAAAGATTGGGGTTTGGTTGAACTACGAGGTGAAGCTGATAATGTTGCTCCCCTAAGTCAGATCAAAGTTTTATCTTTTGGTGAAAAATCAGATTGGATTCTTGAAACTAAATATAACATAGGGAAGAAAAAAGAGAACTAATGTGGACAAGTTCAAGGATTTCATATTTGAGGAAAAGGTACAACGAGATAAAATTACTATTCTCATTCTTACCAATTCCAAATCTAAGAAACCAGAGGTCGTAACTGGTCAGCTGATCAAAGCAGCCAAATCTCTAGGTTTGCCTTGTTACAATGTAATAGTATCTGAAGCATGGATTGCTGATAACGACATTGAGCAAGGCACAATCAAGATTAAAAATCATGATGGTGAAGAAAACGAGATAGAGATTAAAGTTCGTGAAACTGTGGTTTTTGTTCGTGCCGGTGCATTAGAAAACGAGACAGGCCTTGCGTTGTTAGGAACTCTCCAGAACGCTGGATGTTTCATGATCAATGATCGTGATGGAATGCTGACATGCGATAACAAAATGTCAGCGTATACAGCCTTTGAACGTAATGGTATTAATACGCCACGCACATCTCTAATCAACAACGAGAAAAGTATTCCAGATGCTCATGAACGTATCGGTGGTAAGTTTCCTGTAATTATTAAAACTCTGACAGGAACACAGGGCGTTGGTGTCTCTAAAGTTGAGAGCATGGAATCCATGATGAGTGTTGTGCAATCTCTATGGAAGTTTGGTGCTACTCTTATCGTACAAGAGTTTTTAAAACTCGATGGTGACATTAGAACTATTGTGATGAACGGCCGCATTGTCGCATCGACAAAGAGAATTAAACCTAAGAAAGATTTTCGGTCAAATCGACACATGGGTGCTGAGACAGAACCCTACAAATTAAGTGATGAAGAGAAGAAAGTTGTCTTGGCAGCTGCGAGAGCTACAGGAGCGTATATGGTTGGTGTAGACCATGCAGTAGTAGACAAAAAGATTTATGTTTTGGAGTGTAACGGCTCTCCAGGCCTGGGATCAAACTTTCAGAACTATGATATTACTCAAATACCACAGACCCCAATGAAAGAAAAAGATATAATCAAATTTGTATTGGAGTATCTACAAAACCCTATACATCGTAGACATAAATTCAATCAAGAGTCTGGTTTTCATGAAACTCTAGAAATCGTAGGGTATGGTGATGTTCGAGCCAAATTTGATACGGGTAACGGCACTAATGCTTCCATGTTTAACGTAGACAAAATTGATGTGTCTGGTAAGACTGTTAAGTGGGAAAGAGATGGTAAAAAGTTCACCCATAAATTAATTGGTATATCAAAACCAGAACACGTAGGTAAAATAGATGAACGGCCAATTGTGATGGTCGATATGAAATTTAATAACATGTTGTATAAGGAAGTGCCGATCGGGCTCACAACTAAAGATTCTAGAAGCACTCTGCTCATCAATAGGGAAACACTAACAAGATTCAGAGTGTCAGTAAACCCACATAGAAAATTTGTGTTGTCCAACTGGTCGCCACGTGGCGACGATAATGACGCAACATCAGTAATTTCCCCGCCAGACACAAAGGTAACTTGACTTTTATCGTGGAAGAGTGTATAACTAATCTATGACTTTTTATACGAATGTTCTCCAATTTGGAAACAGCCTCTTAGTCAGAGAAGTTGACCGAGATGGCAACCGAACAAAAAAACGTGTACAGTATCAACCAACTCTATACGATCTAATTACCTCTAAAGAGAAGACAGGCATTGTCACTCTTGATGGTAAACAGGTTCTACCACATACGTTTGACTCTATCAAAGAGGCCAAATCGTGGTATGAAGATCGTAAAGATCAGGACATAGTGTTTGGTAATACACAGTATGCATACACCTATATTTCTGATGAATATTCAAAACGGGTTGATTGGGATAAAGACAAACTCCTGATTGCAACTTTGGATATCGAAGTTGAGTGTGAGAACGGATTTCCGAATCCACAGGATGCGGCTGAACCTATGTTGTCCATCACCATGAAGAACCACCTAAACAAAAAGATTATTGTGTGGGGACTTCATGAGTTTCAAAATTATCGTGATGATGTAGATTATCGCCTGTGTAAGGATGAAGCTGATCTGTTGATTAAGTTTTCTGATGAATGGTCTATGTGTTTGCCTGATATCGTCACTGGTTGGAACACAGAGTTTTTCGATATTCCTTATCTGTGCAATCGCATGAAGTTATTGTTTGGTGAGGATTTTCTAAAGAAACTGTCGCCTTGGGGAAAGGTGATTGAACGAGAAGTCTACAAGATGGGCCGTCAACACCAAACGTATAACATTCAAGGTATCGCTCATCTAGACTATTTTGATCTGTATCGCAAGTTTACATATACGGCTCAAGAATCGTATCGTCTGGATCATATCGCCAAGATAGAACTCGGCGAACAGAAGGACGGAAATCCCTTTGATACATTCAAAGATTGGTACACGAAGGACTATCAGTCTTTCATCGAATATAATATACAGGACGTTGAACTGGTTGACAAGCTCGAAGACAAGATGCGTCTTATTGAGTTGTGTCTGACGATGGCTTATGATGCCAAGGTAAACTATACAGACGTTCTAGGAACAGTTCGCTATTGGGATGTTTTGATTTATAACCACTTGCGAGAAAAGAACATTGTGATACCACAAAAGAAAGATCACAAAAAGGCAGAACAGTTCGAAGGTGCCTATGTAAAAGACCCACAGGTGGGTATGCATAAGTGGATCATGTCGTTTGACTTGAACTCCCTATACCCGCATCTTATCATGCAATACAATATCTCGCCAGAGACTTTGGTGAATAGTGGTGCAGAGATGGAGAAGGAGCTTGTAGACAAGATACTGCAAGGTAAGGTAAAGAACGATACAGACCATTGTATGACTCCGAATGGAGCTTTCTTTCGAAAAGATGTAAAAGGGTTTCTGCCTGAATTAATGGAGAATATGTATAATGATCGTGTCAAATATAAAAAACTTATGCTCGAAGCTCAGCAGGAGTATGAGAATACCAGAGATAAAAAACTTCTTAAAGACATTTCCCGATACAACAACATTCAGATGGCCAAGAAAATATCCCTTAATAGTGCGTATGGTGCTATTGGGAATAATTGGTTTCGCTATTATGATCTGTTGGTCGCTACAGCAATTACAACTAGCGGTCAGTTATCTATACGGTGGATTGAAAAAAGTCTTAACATTTATCTTAACAAAATCTTGGAAACCGACAACTTGGACTACGTTATTGCGAGCGATACAGATTCGGTATATATCACTTTTGACAAGCTTATTAATAAACTGTTTCCGAAGGGAGGCTCTACTGAGAAAATCGTCAACTTCTTGGACAAAATTGCAAATGAGAAGCTGGAACCTTTTATTGATAAAAGCTATCAACATCTTGCTCGGGAGATGAACGCATACGAACAGAAGATGGTGATGGCAAGAGAGGTGATTGCTGACAAGGGTATCTGGACTGCAAAGAAACGATACATCCTAAATGTGTGGGACAGCGAAGGTGTAAGGTACAAGGAACCCAAGATGAAGATCATGGGTGTCGAGGCGGTTAAGTCATCAACCCCGGCAGCTTGTCGAGAAAAGATTAAACAGGCGTTACCCATCATTATGAGTGGTGATGAGAAAATGCTAAATAGTTTCATACAGGAGTTCAGAGAAGAGTTTATGAAATTGCCGCCTGAAGAAATTGCATATCCTAGAAGCTGTAATGGTGTGAAAAAGTTTACTGGTGACTCTCAGCTATTCAAATCTGGAGCTCCAATTCATGTCAAGGGTGCTATACTTTATAATCACTTGATCAAGAAGAACAAGTTGGAAAACAAATATCCTAACATTCAAGAGGGTGACAAGATTCGTTTTCTGCATCTGAAACAACCAAACGTGTATGTATCGACTGCATTTTCTTTCATGACAAATGTTCCAAAGGAACTTGACATTTATAAGTACATTGATTATGATACACAGTACGAGAAAGCTTTTGTTGAACCAATCAAGTTTATCACTGAAAAGATAAACTGGACAATTGATTCAAGTTATGGAACGCAAGGTAATTTGTTGGACTTTCTGTAATGGAACTGTATGATTTGCTGCATAAATGTGCTGACAGCACTGGTCTTCCAGTGATGAGCCGTCCACTGTTTCTAGATACGATAGAGAAATATGGAAAAGAAGATTTTCGCAGAGCTCTCGCAGATTTCATC